TTAAAGGGGATGATTACATTCATCTTCTGAATGAAGATGGCGAAATAACAGTGGCCTTTGACGGCATATCTGATTTCAGCGATTTTTCCATAACGGACGGTGATTGGATTACGCCTACACCGGAAGAAGATTGCTATGTAGCGGTTGTAAAGGATGACCAGACCATGGGGAAAGGTGGCCATAAGTGTTCTGACCTACTTACCAAGTCCGACACCGCCACCTCCTCCGAAAAGCTGGCAACAGCCCATACCATCTGCACGGATCTGGCAAGCGCATCGGCAGCACCCTTTGATGGAACTGAGAATATTACACCGGGTGTTACGGGCACCTTGCCTATCGCTAACGGCGGTACGGGAGGAGCAACACCGAAAGAGGCAAGGGAGGCATTGGGTATCATCCCTTCAAACATCGGTGCTGCTGATGAAGAACACACCCATGCTTACAGTGATTTGACAGGTCAGCCTGTCTTTTCATGGGATGAAAGCACCGGCACATTGACCATTACCACTTAAGGAGGAATCCGTTATGCCATTCCTTTTCAACGGCAGCACACCCAGGCGCAATAACCTATAACGGTAGCAATGTGCAGACGCTTGTATATAACGGGGTAACGGTCTGGGAGCATGTTGTAACTGTCGTATATTCCAAGGCTTGCGCCAATCAAAAGATCAGTGAGGAACCAACATTCACACTGACAACTGCTTCACCGCGCCCGATCTATACAGCCGGAACGTACACTTATACGCTGAAAATTCCGTACCAGAAAACCATATCCGATACATTTAGTACCCAGGCTTATCTTGCGCCGGTTGTGAAGGATGCAAGCGGTAACACAATCAAATCCTGGTCGAACCAGATGATTAACGGTACCAAGGGTACGGATGTGCGCTATATGACACTTAATTGGACATCAACAACCTGGCTGGGTAACGCAGAAAAATACTCAGTGCAGATCGACCGCTCCGGCGGTAACTCAAACAACGTCAAATATCCAAGCGGATATAACATTACGCTGACAGCGACAAACGCATAGCAAAGTCACAAGCACGCAGATGCTCATTTCTTTAGGAAAGGAGCATCTTTTTTATGACTGAAAACGGCCTGAAAATCCTCCAGGTGTTCCAGACAAAGAATCCCAGCTACACCCGAAATCGCAAAATCAACCCGATTGGCGTGTTTGTGCACAGCACGGGGGCTGTGAACCGCACCATTAAACGCTACGTGGATGCGGAAGAATACCTGGGGCGCAATCAGTACGGGAATCATTGGAACAAGGCATCTGCTACCAAATCGGTTCACGCCTGGATCGGCTATGACAAGGATGAAAACATTATCGTGGCTCAGGCGCTGCCTTATGACCGGGCATGCTGGGGCGCTGGCGGTGGTACCAAAGGTTCCTATAACTATGATCCCCATGCATACATACAATTCGAAATTTGTCAAGGAAGCAATACCGACGCCGATTATTACTGGGCTGCCATGAGGGTGGCAGAGGAATATTGTGCACATTTATGCAGGCAGTTTGGTTGGAGCACAAACCAGATTACCAGTCACAAGGAGGCCCATGCAGCAGGGTACGCTTCCAACCACGGTGATCCACAGAGCTGGATGCGTCACTTCGATGATGACATGAATAAGTTCCGAAGTCGAGTGGCAGCTCTCTTAAATGAAACGGCAACACCGGTAGAAACGGTAAAAGCTGAAACGCCGGTCGTGCAGGACAAACCTTCGGGGGTGAAAACAGTGAAAGTTGAATTGCAGCAATTAAAGAAAGGCAGCAAAGGAACTCAGGTGAAGACCCTACAGCGCTTGCTCAACGCCATGTTTTATGACTGCGGCACTGTGGATGGTAGCTTTGGAGTAAAAACGAACACAGCAGTCCTAGCTTTTCAGAAGGATAAAGGCCTGGCGGCTGACGGCATCGTGGGTACGAAAACCTGGGATGCGCTGCTGAAATAACCCGCGATTTGACAGGGAGGCGATTCTATGTATTGCATCCGGGCGGATTATCCGAACGATTGGAAATTTGTCAACCTCTACACATTGGCCGACCTGCATGTGGGCGACAGACACACGGTATATGCCGAGGTGGAACGGCGCATCAACGAAATTGCTCAAGACCCCTATGGCCTATGCATATTGAATGGTGATTTAATGAACACTGCGCTCAAGACCAGCGTGAGTGATGTCTATGGGGAAGTGCTTACACCCATGCAGCAAATCACCCGAATGGTAGATTTGCTAAAACCAATTTCTAATCGAGTGCTGGGCATAACCACAGGAAATCATGAGCAACGGGTGATGCGCAACGATGGCATTGACATCATGCGTATTGCCTGCCGGGAGCTGGGCATTGAAGACAAATACAACCCCGAAGGCGTAATGATATTCCTGCGGTTTGGAACGCGAAACAGCCACGGCAGGCACCGTGAAACAAACCCGGCCCAGTGGTACAGCATCTATGCATCGCATGGCGGCGGCAGTGGTGGTCGAAGAGAAGGTGCTAAAGCAACCCGCCTGGCAGACATGGCATCTATCGTGGACGCTGATGTGTATATCCATAGCCACACCCATTTGCCGCTGATTATGAAACAGCGATACTACCGGATGTCACCCAGCAACTGTTCTGTCAACTGTGTAGAACGCCTCTTCGTGAATACCGGCGCGGCATTGGATTACGGCGGCTATGGGCAAGCCCAAGAGTTCAAACCTGCCTCCCTGGCTACGCCGGTGATCCACCTGCAGGCTGAGAGAAAGCACGCAACAGCAACCCTGTGAGTATTCAAACCATGAAAGGGGGCGATTCCCTTGAATCCGGAAACGTGGCTTGACATTCTGCCAACCCTGGGTACGGTGGCTGGAAGCGCGCTGGGTGTGATCGCATCCAGCAAGGTCTGGCAGTACCGCATTCAGCAGCTGGAAAAGAAGGTCGAAAAGCACAACAACCTGGTTGAACGCACCTACCGTTTGGAAGGGCGCATGACCGAAGTAGAACACGAAATTTCCGATCTGAAAGAATACCATAAACCGAATTGAGGAGGATGCGTTATGTTGGATTTGACTCCCTTGTTTGAGGCTATCATTGGTCTGGCTGCTACTGCGATTACTATTTTCCTGATTCCCTGGCTGCGTGAACGCTTCGGCAACGAAAAGCTGGTACAGGCCCGTGGTTGGGTCGAGATCGCGGTAATGGCTGCTGAAAAGCTCTACGGTGCCGGTAATGGCCCCGCGAAGTTGGCACACGTTGAAAACTTCCTGGCATTGCACAATATTAAGCTGGACTTCGACACCCTCAATGCCATGGTCGATGCCGAGATTAAGAAGATGGAGCAGGCTGAGGGCACTGGCAACAAAGCTGAATAAACAGTGAAAGGAGCAGGTGTAAACCTGCTCCTTTCCTTTCAAAAAGGCAGGAAAACCCAACTGCCTGGCGAAATACTTTGGTGCATAGGCTTACAGAATCGAAAATTGAGGTACGATCAATATGGAATACGCAATTATTGGAATACTCGCTGTGGTGTTTCTCTCGGTGAGTACAGTGATCGTTCTGAAATCAATGAAGAACACAACTGGAGTAAAACCGAAGAGCGTTGAAAGAGTTGAAGAAAATACGCAGACCCAGATGGTTTCGGCAGACAGTGGACTGCAGAAGCTTGTTATTCAAATGGAGATGCTACCAGCTGAAGCCATTCCAGAGGAGAACAGGCTCATCGAAATCACCGATAGCAAGGTGCTTGCCCATGTAAATAATCTTGTTCCCGGATTGGCACAGGTACGTAATGCCGCCAATAATGCAGCGAAGGCTGTTCAAGCCAATAGCGAAGTTCTCTACAGCGCTATCATTCCGGTCGGTGCAAAACTGACCGATTCAAAAGCTATGGAAGGCGCTGTACGAGGAATCTATCATGGCGCAGATGGTATTCGAGGCCACGCCAATTTTGTAGCTGTTGAAGCTCAAAAAGGCACCGCTGTCGTAGCAAACACTATGGCAACTGCTATGAGCGTAGCATCTATGGTTGTAGGCCAGTATTATATGGCGCAGATTAATGCAGAGCTAAGCAAAATCAGCGACGGTATCTCTCATATTGCTAATTTCCAAGATGATGAATATCGCAGCAGAGTTTTTTCCCTAATAGCTCATGTAAAGAAGATAGCTGATTTTCAGGTCGAGATTCTTGAGAATAACGAGCTGAGACTTTCAAAGATTTCGCAGCTTGATAGTCTTGAGGAAGTATGTACACAGCTTCTTGGGCAGGCGAATCTCGCCCTTGCAGGGCACACAAAGAAGACCGCCCTGGATTATGCTGCTTACGAAAAGGGGCTTCCGGAAGTTCAGAACTGGTATATGTATCAGAAATCACTGCTGGACGTTCTCTACAAAGTTTCCGAGCTAAGGTATACGTTGCATTTGGGTACGGTATCGAGAGAACATTGCGTTGCGTTACTTCCTACATATACAAAACAAGTGGCTGAAACGCAAGCTCGTTTGACCAGTTGGCATCAAGAAACCACGGAGCGATTGAAAATTGATACTTCTGAGATACGCCGAAAGCGAGATGGGTTCGACGGAGTAATACATCTTCTTCCGGGGCTGTTCAATGATGATTTGAACTTTAGGGCTATTGATAAAAATACCGTAGAAATGATAAAGATGCAGTCTACTGGAAGTGCCAATGCACATGAATATGACACGTCTGATTTGTATGCGAAGGATGTTCAATTGATATCTAAAGGCGGCAAAATATACTACTTGCCAGCAAACGAATAAGGGGCAGCTGTATGGGAAGAATGTCCGCACGTTTTGTCGGAAACAAGGTAGGCATGAGCACCGAATGGGTCTATAACATGTGGAAAGACATGGGGCTAGTCATTAAGGATAAATTCGGTGATTGGGCTTTAACTGAAGCAGGAAGAAACATCGGCGGTAGAATGTCAAAGAGCGATCACTGTCCCGTACCGACTTTCAACTTTGAAGTCGTAGAAAAAATGATGATTGCTTTCTACAATAAGCATCGCAAATAATAAGCAAAAACGCCTCACTGCTGTTGAGTATGCTATAGACGAATTACTTTGGTGAATAACTAAGCAGCCATACAATCGAAATTGCAAGTATCCACCGAGAAGGAGAAAAACGATGGCACGGCTTGGGGAAAAATCCTATACAGAAACGAAGGCAGGGAACCTATATGGCAAAGCTTGAAGATTTCACGTTCGGTAGCGTCGTTAATGGACTGCTTTCGGGGGAACCAATCACCGTCGTGTCTACGAAATGGTACGGTTCTTCCTGTATGGAAGTGTTTTATAAAACCAATCACGGTTCTACAGGGTCTCAAATCCTTTATCGCGAGGATGAGGATTCGCTTACCGTGATCAAAAAGAGTCTACCGTGGAGTTTTGATATTGAAGGCGCAAAACTTCGCCTCGTTTCAGAAGCATATCGCATTCATTTAGCTCATTTATTTGATCCGTATCTAGCAGTGCATACATCAGCCATCGAACCACTCCCTCATCAGATTTCTGCTGTTTATGAGGAAATGCTGCCGCGTTTACCTCTGCGCTATGTACTTGCCGACGATCCGGGTGCCGGCAAAACGATCATGACTGGCTTGCTCCTTAAGGAGCTGATTATTCGGGGAGACCTGAAACGTTGCATGATCGTTTCCCCCGGTAATCTTGCGGAACAGTGGCAAGATGAACTTTACCAGAAATTCCACCTTCGTTTTGAGATCCTCACAAATGATCGTTTGGAATCTGCTGTCACGGGCAATGTGTTCACGGAGATGAACTTCTGCATTGCTCGGCTAGATAAGCTTTCTCGAAATACTGAGTTGCAGGAGAAGCTCAAGGTTACGGATTGGGACTTGATTGTATGCGACGAGGCGCATAAAATGTCCGCTACCATGTGGGGTGGTGAGGCCAAATATACCAAGCGCTATCAATTGGGTCGCCTTCTTTCGAGCATTTCTCGTCACTTCCTGTTGCTTACAGCAACTCCGCATAATGGCAAGGAAGAAGATTTCCAGCTGTTTATGTCCTTGGTTGACCCTGATCGTTTCGAGGGGGCTTGCCGAACCAGCAATCAGTCCATAGATGTTAGCGACGTTATGCGCCGTCTGGTCAAGGAAGACCTTCTGAAATTTGATGGCCGCCCACTGTTTCCGGAGAGGTTGGCCTATACGGTGAACTACGATCTGTCGCCAATGGAGGCGCAGCTCTATACGAATGTAACGACCTATGTGCAGGAAGAATTCAACCGCGCTGATCACCTGGACGGCACCCACCGCAGCAGCGTCGGTTTCGCATTGACGATCCTTCAGCGCCGCTTGGCCTCCTCGCCAGAGGCTATTTATCAGTCGCTGCATCGTAGACGCGAACGCCTTGAAGTCAGACTGGCTGAAGAGAAACTTGGTAAGCGTGCTGCTGACCTCCCGTGGCAGTTTGACATTCCGGAAGACCCGGACGATCTGGATGAGATGCCTGCTTCTGATCTTGAAGATCAAGAGGAACAGGTCGCCGATCAAGCCTCTGCTGCAAAAACGATTGCTGAGTTGGAAGCTGAAATTGAAACCCTCAAGCGCCTTGAGTACATGGCAAACGCTGTGCGCACAAGTGGTACCGATAAAAAGTGGGACGAGTTGTCCTCTATCTTGCAGGATGATTCGCTCATGTTCGATGAAAACGGCCAGCGTGAGAAGCTCATCATTTTCACTGAGCACCGCGATACATTGAACTATTTATGCTCTAAGATCAGAACCCTCTTTGGGCGTGACGAAGCGGTTGTTGCCATTCACGGCGGAATGCTGCGTGATGAGCGCAGAAAAATTGAAACCCTGTTTAAACAGGATAAGGACGTCCGCATTCTGATCGCTACGGATGCTGCCGGTGAAGGTATCAACCTCCAGCGTGCTCATCTGATGGTCAATTACGACTTGCCCTGGAACCCGAACCGCCTCGAACAGCGTTTCGGTCGAATCCACCGTATCGGCCAGACCGAGGTTTGTCACCTGTGGAATCTTGTCTCCAAAGAGACCCGCGAAGGTGCTGTTTTCCAGAGGCTGTTTGAGAAGCTCGAAGAAGAACGCGCTGCCTTGGGAGGGAAGGTGTTCGATATCCTTGGCAAGGCCAGCTTCGACAACCGTTCACTTCGAGAGCTGCTTATTGATGCCATCCGCTATGGCAATGCTCCGGAGACCCGCGCAAAGCTGTACCAGGTGGTTGATCGTGCGCTTGACAAGGATGCTCTGCGCAGCCTGCTGGAAGA